TTTCAAGATCTGTCAACCCTTGGGTTCTCAAAGATGGAGCCAGCCACGAATCGGGCCACACCGCCGGTTGGGTCCGGCCGATAGCTCGAACGATCTCCGTTCGAGCGGAACACGTCGATGGGGTGCGCTGGCGACAGTTGAAAGGCCGACACGGGCATCAGGGGTGAGGTCGCAGTGAGGATGTCGCCCCAGATCGTGGCCACGTGAATGTGGCCCTCCAGGGCCTGGTGGCAGGTGGGGTTCAAGTCGAGCAAGTAGCCGTCATGTGGGCCGCCGTACAGGGCGAAGAGGGGACCCACTAGACCCGCTCCCCGGACTTGATCGCCTTGACGGTCATGCCATTGGCCACTGCGAAACGCAAGCAGTCGATCTCTTCAACGAACACCCGAATGGCCGGGTGGTCGGGATAATAGGCGACCCAGACCACCTGTTCGTCGGCCATCAGATCGTGTCCTCGTCGATCCCGAGCGGGTCATCCATGACGTACTGGTCGATCCGCCGCCCGTCGCCACGGTACCGACCGTTCAGGACGGCATGAGCCTCCGAAGCCGACATGTAGTCCCAAGTCGGCGAGATCAGACCACGAACCAACTTCTCCTCATAGAACGGGTCCGGGGTCTTCCCCTTCTCCTGCCACCTCTGATGGGCCGAGCAGAGCCCTGACGTCGTAGCGGGCTGGGAGCATCGCCCCCACTTCGTCATCTTCGAGCAGCGCTGTGCGGAGCGTCCGGACCGCTTCCGCCAAGAGTTCCCGGGCCCTCTTGGCGCTGACGCCAATTTCGGTACCGGCGTCGATGTGTGTTGCCCCTCCGAAGAACATCCTGGAGGTGACGTGACGATGGTTGGTCGGGAGCTCGTCAACGAGCTCCCGAAGCCGTTCGACACGGTCGACAGGCAACGGGGCCGGCTCGAGATCGAAGTCGTCACGCCGGTACCACCTCAACTGGCCGGGGTCGACTTCGAGAGGGCGGCCGCCCAGAAGACCACGGCCGTCTGGAGGTCCTGAATCGACCCACCGTTGTCGAACACCTTGTCGAAATCGTACCCCACGAGGCCGGTCTCGGACACGTGGCCGGTGGCCACGTGTCCGGGCCGATCGATCCGGATCACCTTCCCGCCGGCTGACCGGATAGCGTCGGCCTCGTTCTCGAATCGAACGTCCGGGAACACCACGTTCCCGTCCTTCACGGCCAAGGCAAGGGCACGGTCCACCCAGAAGTCATCCCCGAACACGGTCCGAGCCCCGAGCCCAAGGTTCTGGAGGAACCTGCGGACCTCTGGGTAGGAGTTCTTGGCGCCCTCCCACCCGAGGCCGGCGACCACCCACGCCAGGCGCCCGTGACCGATCGAGGTATTCACCGTCCTCGTGGCGCTCGTGATCAGGGGGTCCACCTCTATCGCCAGGGCCTTGACGGGCTCGGCGAAGGAGAGCTTGCGGTACCCGAGCTCACGGATCAGGCCTTCGGCGGCCGTGTCCTTGCCGGTACGGGCCACGTGTCCGATGCCGATGATCATGCGGGCCCGACCAGGCCTTCCCGGCGCAGGCCCTCACTGTAGAGCTCACGGAACGAGTGACGGGCGACATCGACCAGGTACGACCGCACGGCATCTGCGAGGATCACCTGTGGCGGGTGACCCGAATAGAACGCTGCGTTCTCGAGTGCTTCGTCTTCGTCGGCCGACAGAATCAGCACGTGTGCGGTGTCGCCTGGGTCGTGGGCCAGGGCGGAGCCGTGGGGCCGATCCTTCCAACTGTCGGTGTCGGGCCCGGCGGTCGGGCTGTACAGGGTGGCACTGCTCATGACATTTCTCCCTTGATGTAGGACATGACGTCCGGCCAGTTGCCGGCCGAATAAGTCGCCGGCGAACCCTCGTTCCAGGGGCGAACGAACCTGATGGCCCGCTTGCCGGCGGCGGCGAGGTCCGCAAGGACCTCCGGGCTGTCATCGACCCAAATGTCCGCACGGACCAGCCGCTTGGATAGGTCGTTACGGAACTCGACCGGCACTTGGAACTGGCCGGCCAGGGCGAGCGCTGCACGCTCGCCGGACGGTGGACGGGCCGTGACGAACAGGAACCGGCAGTCGGGCATCTTGCCGATCCAGCGCAGGGCGCCCTGGACGCCCGGGACGAACGGTTGGGTCCGCCAGCCATCGGCCTCGTTGAACCACTCGTAGAACTCGGCCATCGACTCGAACACGGTCTCGGTGAGACAGGCGTCCCACGTTGCAAGGCGGGCGAGCGGGATCTCCACGTCGAACTGGTGCTGGTACAGGTCCGCCCAGTGGTACTGCCACTCGAGCGTGACGTTGTCGATGTCCACCGCCACCCTCATCCGAACTCCTCGATCGAGTCGTCCGGGACCTCGAAGAACGGGTGTTCGCCACGACGGAACGAGACCGCCGTGCCGCCGGGGCCGATGGCCCCGTAGGTGGGGCCCGTGAACCGGTACACCGTGTCGCCCTCAAAGAGGCTCCGGGCGAGCCACGGGTACCCACGAACCGGAAGGTCTCTGGTCACTCGGTACTTCATCACTGCTCCTCGGAGGTCGGTACGAGACATGCGGACTGCTTCCACGGGACACCGATCTGGTCCGCCAGGATCGTGGGTAGGAGCTGGTTGGCCGGGTCCGTCAAGTGCCGGAACTGGGACAGGTCGATCACCCACTTTCCCTTCTTCCAGCCGGTGGAGCCCTCACGGTTCAATCGTTCCCGGTCCGCAGCGATCACCTCGTCGACCCTGGCCAGGAACCAGCGGTCGAGCGGGAGGTCGTGGAGGATGAAGTAGGCGTGAGGAAAGTGACCCATCGCCCGACGGATCGACAGCTCGTCGAGCACGAATGCGTTCTCCTGGATGCACTTCGGCGGCATCGGCCAACGGGTCGTCAGGTTCTGACGCTTCTCCTTCACGTCCAGAAACACGCCCGGCACCCAGAAGTCCATCCGGTCATCGGCGTCCAACGAGGCGATCTTGTAGCCGCCCAACCAGGACCCGACCAAGTTCTCCGAGGCCCGGGCGGCGGTCTTGTCATTCGCTCGCTGTTCGCCGGTTCGTGCGTACTTCACAAGGTCATCTCAGTGTGCATCGAGGCCGCTAGATCGAGGTAGTGCTCGAGCGGGAGCAGTACGAACGGGCCGTCGCCTTTGCGCCGGTCGCCGGACCACAGGACCGCCCAGCGGTTACCGCCGGCCTTCTTGCGGGCGATTCGGGCCCACTCAAGGAACCGGGGGGTCTCGGTCTTCTTGGCCTCATGGAGCCAGGGCACGCCGGTGAAGTCCCCGTGGTCGAGGGTCCCCTTGAGGGGGGCCCTCTCGACCCGATCACCGAACACTTCCCGCAGGAGTGGGACCAACTCCACCTCGAATGCGGTGCCCTTGGCTCGAGCCTTGCTCATGACGACACCTCCCCTTCGAAGACCAGGGCGGTGCCGGAGACCTGGGCGTTGCCGAAGACCCGGGCGGTGTCGGAGACCTGGGCGTTGCCGAAGACCTCGGCGGTGTCGGAGACCTGGGCGTTGTCGTAGACCCGGGCGTTGCCGTAGACCTCGGCGTTGCCGGAGACCCGGGCGGTGCCGAAGACCCGGGCGTAGCCGTAGACCCGGGCGCTGCCGGAGACCCGGGCGGTGCCGAAGACCCGGGCGTAGCCGTAGACCAGGGCGCTGCCGGAGACCTGGGCGTTGTCGTAGACCTGGGCGTAGCCGGAGACCCGGGCGTTGCCGTAGACCCGGGCGCTGCCGGAGACCTGGGCGGTGCCGAAGACCCGGGCGTAGCCGTAGACCAGGGCGTTGCCGTAGACCCGGGCGCTGCCGGAGACCTGGGCGTTGCCGTAGACCCGGGCGTTGCCGAAGACCCGGGCGGTGCCGTAGACCCGGGCGTTGGGGCCGACGTAGGCGGTGTCGGCGACAGTGGCCGTATCCGCCACCCAACCGCCACCGTTCGGGTGGCGGTTGGCGGCAACCGGGCCTTCGCCGAAATCGAAGGTTGCGTCGTTCATGGACCGGTACCCTACCGGTCCATGAACGTTCAGGACTGGAGACCTCACAGTTTCGGACTCCATCCGGCCGCAATGGCCTCCCTGACGTCGTTGTACAGGGTCGGGACCTCCAGTCCCTTCCAGCGCCCCCAGCCGATCGCTGACCGAACCTTCTCGGTGGCGGCATGGCCGGCACGATCGTTGTCGAACGCTGTAAAGATGGTCTCGTATCGTCCGAGCGGCTCGAGCCAGCGGTCCTTCCAGGTGCCCGCACCGGTCGGAAGAGCGAACACGTCAGCATCGAGTCCGTACGCCTCCAGGGCCCAGCAGTCCGACTCCCCTTCTGTGATGACGGCCGAATGACGGGGTTCCCCCCGGGGGGAACCCGAACGGTACAGGCCGATCGAGAACACGGACCCAGGGTGGGAGGACTTACCACCACCGTGTAGGCGGATCTTGATGCCGGTCATCCGTCCCTCGTGGACGTGTGGGATCATGACGTTGCCTGTGTGGTCTAATCCGATCGCTCCGTGCGTTGCGAGCGACGTCATGAAGAACGTACTCACGCCCGACAGGGCGGGGATTGGCCGTGATTCGCTCCGCCTGGCTTCGAACACGGACGTCAGGTCCGGTGGTTCCGCCGTGACCTGACGCTCACAGCGGGTAGGGTCCAGGTCCAGGGAATCGATCCCCCGACAGAGCTTCTGCACGACGGTGAAGAACGAGCCGCCCATCAGGGCCATCGCCAGGTCGATCACGTCGCCGTATCGGGCCGTCGAGAAGTCGTACCAGCCGTCCTCGTACAGGTGGAGTGACGGTGTCCGTTCGGTGGGGTTCTCGAACGAACGGATCTTCCCTTGGTGGATCTCATCCTCGTACTCGAGCATCTCGAGTACGTCCAGCGAGGTAAGGGTCCCCTTCACGTACTCAACCTTCTCGGCGAGGGTCGCTTCCGACAGGTCGATCATCGACGCCTGCAGAGGAACCACAGGATTGCGTTGATGATGACCAGGTTGATGCTAACGAAGAGCTCATTCATGGTCGGCCGTACATCTCGACCTCGGCCAACAGGGAGAGCGGGACCTGAAGTTCAACGTAACCCTTGGTGGTGTGGCTAATCCCGCACAGGGAGACCTCACGCAGGATCGACCGTAGGTTGGAGTTGGCGGTCGCTAGGGCGATCCGCTCAGCTTCGCCCTGGCGTAGACCCTGGTCGAAGGCGGCGATCGGATTGTCGAACATCATCACCACGGCCGTTCCACCACGAACGTGCTGATGCCGGCCTCTCGGGCGATCCTGATCATGTTCTCGGTACCGCCACGCCGGAGCGTGTGGTCGAAGTTGTCCTTGAAGGCGATCACATGATCCGCACCCAGATCAAGCATGAGCCGGTTCCGTTCATGGCCGGCGGCACGCCCACGGCCGACCCAGTCCGCCGGATGTTCTTCTTCGAAGAGGCCGAGCGTGCGGGCTGCGGCACCCGCCAGGACGTCAGCGCCACGGGCGCCGCCGTGGACCACAACGAGGCCGTCGGCAGACATGGCCATGTCGCTCATGTGGTGTTCGATCGTGGCGTAGTCGGTCCAGTCCCTCGAACCGCAGAATATGACCCTCATGGGGTCCTCCTATCTCTGGTGCTGGCGTGATACATCACGCCCGTGTATTCGTCGACCACTCCCGACAGGACGTCGCCGGGCAACAGGCTCGGCACCTTCTGGGCGAGTTCGCCGATGCGATCACGGTCGGCCGTGGTCCCGATGCGGGCGGCCGTCACTTTCAGCTTGTCGAGGTCATTGGTGATCGCCGTCCGCACCTCATTGAAGGTGGCGTACAGGACCGGGACCCCGTACTTACGGGTCAGCTCGAACGGGAGCTGGGAGGTCGGCGCAGCGTCCCGGAGCGCCTTCTTCGATAGGGCGGCCATCAGAACGGCTCGTCTTTGGGATAGGCGTAGATACTCGGGGCGGGTGGCGTGTCCAAGAGCGACGCCGGATAGCCCCGTGACGCCAATGGCGGACCGACGTGTGTAGCGCCCCACAGGGTCAACCGGTTCGAGGCCGTGTGGAGATGGTGGCGGACCCCTGCGGGATTCGCCTTCCCGGACCGGTTCTTGAGGAGCTGTAGGTACAGTTCGTCCTCGACGGCCGCCAGGCCCCGCTCGTCGAGTTCACGGTTCAGGCGAGGGGCGTAAGCACCGATCACGTAATCCATTGGGTGGTGGCCGCCGTACTTACCCGAGTCGAGTGACAGTGACTTGTGGCCGTCCGAGCCATCGCCCTTGCCGACCTGGTGGAGCACAAGGACCGCACAGTCGCAGTCCTTGGCGAGCGAGCGGATCTTCTGGGCGGCCTTGTCGACCTGTTCGGACTTGCCGAGCATCCCGGCACCGCCGATCAGTTCCAGGTAGTCGATCACGACCAGACGAACCGGCGTGCCGAACTTGCGGCCGGCGTCCGTCACGTACTGCTTCATCTCTTTGATGGAGATCTCGGACTGATCGTTGCCGAGCAGGAACGGATAGGCGGTCGCCGTGTCCATCAGTTGACCCGGGTACTGGCCGCCCTTGAGGGCGGCCTCAAGCTCCCATGTCGGGGTGCCGGTGTTGATGGCCGCCAAACGGGCGACAACGAGCCGCCAGGACATCTCGATCGAGAAGAACACGGTCGGGATGTGCGGGTTGTTGACGATCACGTTCAGGGCGATCGAGGTCTTACCGACCGACGAATAGGCGAGGATCATGGCGCATTCGGCCTTGGCGATCCCGCCACGGGTCGGTCCGTCGAAGAATGGAAGCCCGAACCCGATCCTGGGTGTGGGGTCCCGGGCCCACGCCTCATAGTCGGCGAACCCGTCCCTGACGTCACGCAGGGTGGCGGTCACGTGAGGCCGGCCAATCCAGCGGACAGGCGTGCTTCACGAATCGCCCGTGCCAACCCGCACGTGACACCGAAGTCCCAGATGTTTCCGTTCACATACACAACCCACCTGTACACGAACGGAAACATCTTCGTGATGAATCCGGCGGTCTGACCCGTGCTATCGGGGTCCACGAGACCCAGTTCGTGGTGCCAGTCCTGGTCCGGCCTCATGACGACACCTCCCCTTCGTAGACCCATGCGGTGCCGAAGACCTGGGCGGTGCCGGAGACCTCGGCGTCATCGGAGACCCATGCGGTGTCGAGGACCCGGGCGTTGCCGGAGACCCGGGCGTTGCCGAAGACCCATGCGGTGTCGAGGACCCGGGCGTAGCCGTAGACCCGGGCGCTGCCGGAGACCTCGGCGTTGCCGTAGACCTGGGCGGTGCCGGAGACCTCGGCGTCATCGGAGACCCATGCGGTGTCGAGGACCCGGGCGTTGCCGGAGACCTGGGCGTTGTCGTAGACCCGGGCGTAGCCGTAGACCCGGGCGTTGTCGTAGACCCGGGCGTTGCCGGAGACCCGGGCGTTGCCGGAGACCCGGGCGTAGCCGTAGACCCGGGCGTTGCCGGAGACCTCGGCGTTGCCGTAGACCCGGGCGTTGGGGCCGACGTAGGCGGTG